AAAAGAATATATTGATAATCAACATTTGCTTCTTTTAAAGCATGTAAATTATACTGAACGGATTCATTTACGTAAGGGTTACGTTTATATAAATTATGTATTACTGATATTTTCATTTAGCAGGATTACCTTTAACAATTGTATTAGATGGAATATCTTTAGTTACAACAGCCCCAGCCCCAATAACTACATTATCACCTATATTTACAGGTAATATAGTAGCGTTTGAACCAATTCTCACATTATTTCCTATAATTGTTTCTCTTTCTATCCATTTATCTCTATCCTCTGTAAATTTATCATTTGTAAACATTACACCATGACCAATAAAACAGTTATTACCTATATTAACACTAGAACAAATAAATGAATGAGAAGAGATTTTTGTATTATTTCCTATATTACTTCTTTCCTGTATTTCAACAAAAGGACCTATAAAACTATCATTTCCAATATTACAACCATATAAATTAACAGGTTGTATAACTTTAGTACCTTTACCAATCATTACATTGGGTAAATGATCAGGATATAATTCTTCAATCCTTTTAGCTTTATCATCTATTACTAAATCAAAACTACCCTTTTCTTCTCCTATAATTAATTTATGGAATTTACAACCCCAACTTTCTAATTGTTTAGTAGTAAATTCTCTATAATCTATTTTAGATGAATTACCTCTAGCAGTCCAATAAGTAATATGCCACCCTTCGTCAAATAATCTATTTATTTTACTTATATTTTTATAATCGGGTTCAGCTAAGTCATATCTTCTTACATCTGAATAAAAACATATTGTTTCATCTATATCAATATAAGCCTTTTTTTGTTTATCCGAATACCTTTTTGCTACTTTAAATTCTTGCATTTACCAAATTTTAATTTTTCCTCTTAATATATCCCAAAACATCATCCAATCCGCAATTTTAGCTTTTACAGGATCATGAAAGGCAGCAGGTTCATTTTTTTCAAATAAATAATGTCCTGTCCAAGCAAATGGATAAATAATAAAAGGTATAATAGGTATTAAATACCATAACCAATAATAAAAAATTAAATAAGTACATATTAAAGTAACCCATTGGCCTATAAAATGTAACCTAATACATTTTTTATTTTGATGGAGTTTTAAATACTTTTTATAATAATCCCTCATAAAATTTATTTTGTTGTCTTTGTCTTTCTATAGTTTTATGATGATATAAGGCTAAATCTTCCATAGGAGGAAGTGAAGCATATTTTTTGTGTCCTTTTAAAACTTCATGTACCTTATTTTCCCATTTAATTTCAGGTTTATTTTTCCAAATTCTCCATTGATAATCAGGCCAATTAACCCAATTTTTACCGTCAACTCTCCAACCCCATCTTTCGATATCTTCTCTTAATAAACCATTAACAGTATTAACTCTAGGAACTAAATAAACTTCATTATCAGGATTAGACTCTAAAATTTTAGGTAAATTTCTGATTAACATCCTGTTAGGCACCTCGTCAGCATCTATTTGAAATATATAATCTCCAGAGCATAATGATGTTAATTTATTTTTCCAATCTGCAAAATGATTTTTAAAAGTTCCGGCATGATATTTTACATTCTTTTCCTGTCTAAGTTCTATTATTCTGGACCAAACTTCATCTGTGCCATTACCTTTATCAAATAAAATTACTATCTCATCTTCAGATCTTCTATGATCTAATAAAAAATTAATTAACGTAGTAACTTCATTTAATTCATTACAAACAGTGATTGCATAACTTATTTTCATATTATCCAGGTAATACACCAATATACGAAAGAGCATCCATATAGTCACGTTCTGGGTAATAAGCTACTGTGCTCATATCGGCTTTATGTGTTGATTTAAATTTTTCTTGTTCCTCCTTAACTACTGGTTTTGCCTTAACTGCTGCCCATCTCCAATCATCTTTACTAGTACCCTCAGCATAAACCATACCCATTACAGGATCATTAATTGTGTGTGGTAACCAAATTAACTCAGTTTCAGGATCTTTCCAAGCTAAATCCTTATATAATTCAGGTAGTAATTCCATTTGTTCTGTATAAAATTGACTACCCTCAGTCATTAAACTGTTAGTCCAAAACCCACAAGATAAACTATAGTAACTAGTTATATCTTTACTTACTTCTAATTTATAACATAAATCACCTCCTGATTTGGGGCAATTTATTATTTCATCATGTTGCATATTATAATTTTTCTAATTTAGGTAAATTTAAGCTTGGTAATTTTAATTCAACTTGTTCAGGAAATTCAGGTATATTTTCTTCTAAAATATCACCTACTAAATCCCTCATATGTTCCCAACTAAAATTACTTTTAGCAAAATGTTTTTGTTTTCTAGATTTTTGTACAAACTTTTTATAATGTTTATAAAGATTTTTTAATGTTGTTGTTACATGAGGTTCACTTACCTTAAACCATTTAGCTTCCTTAATTAACCAATCATTTGAAGCTGATGGATGTATAGGTTCTAAAGAGCCAGGAAGTAAAGAAACATATTCTGGATTAAGAAAGTCCATATGGCCAGACCAACCAGAAGCAACAATCGGTTTTCCTGTTACTGAAAATTCTAATAGTGGTCTACCAAATCCTTCTCCTTTAGTAAGACTTAACATTGCTTTTACTTTAGGGTGATTATATAATTCATTCATATCCTGATCACTAAACTCCCCAGTTAGTAAGTAAATATTAGGTAAATCACTAGCATTAATAGAATCCCTAATTTGTTTTATTTTATTTAGTATTTGATCTCTACTAATATAAGAAGAAACTCCAGTGGAAGCTTTTAATATTAATGCTGGTTTAGGTCCTCTTTTATTTTTAAATGCTTCATAAAATAATTTAACTAACATTCCAACATTTTTTCTATCATGACCTAATTCACCATTCATCCAATGACCTACAAATAAATAACAAAATTGTTCAGGTACTTGTTTTAGATTAATATTTTTAATTTCTGATTGTTTAATACTTTTATAAACATCTAAATTAATACCTTCAAAAACAGTTTTAATAGGTTTTGTTAACTTAACTTGTCCCATTACTTGTTGTGTTTGAGGGTTTTTCTTTTCATAAAGCATATTTTCAAAATTAACCTTAGTAAATTCTGAAGAAACTAAATTCAAATCCATTCTATTCATACCTTCAACCCATTCCGCTTTACATGCAGTAGCTTCAATACCAGCAGTTAATCCAATACTAAATTTCCCCACAGGTTGAAATTCATTAGGAATAGTTATTTGCATCCAAATATCTGGCTTTTGTTTTTGCCAATCAGGTCTAGCTAAATGGTTAAGTAAAAATTTCCATTCCGGGTTTTGATTACAAAAACCCCAAGATGTTTCTCCCCATCTTTGAGATAATAATTCAACTTTATATTTATCTAATTCTATTATAGCTTTAACTATATCCCTTGCTCTAGCTCCATAACCTGAGTAAGTGTCAAATGGGCAAGATATTACAAATCTAGGTTTATTCATTAATATATAATTTTATGATTTAAAAATTTTCCTTTATATTCATTAGCATTTACTATCTCATATTTATCTTTACCTTTGAAAATAGTAAATAATTCATCAATAGCATTGATTACTCTTTCAGCTTGGTGTTTTGATGTAAACCCAGCCTCATCTCCTAAAGCCCAATCTCTACCTTTTGAACCTCTCCTTTTTAGCTCTTTTCTACCTAAATTATAACATTCCATAATTCTGTCAGCAGCATCTTCCCATTTACATCTATCATCAAAAATGTAAGGTGTTGGAGGTGAACCTTGAATAGATCTACTAGTAGGATAAACTGGAAAAGCCCATTCACCATGTTTTTTAAAAGTACCTCTATGATTAGAAGGGATATCTCTACTAGGTGTAAACCAATTATCTTTATCATCAGTAAATCTCATTTGATCCTGCATTCCTCCAGTTACATTAGCAATAATAGGTGTCCCAGCTAAAATAGATTCTGTATTAGCTAAGCCCCATCCTTCATTTGAGGTTAATAAAATACTAACATCAGCTAAATTATATAAAAAATTAAGTTGTTTTTCGGTTAATTTTTGGTCAATTAAAAATACTTGTTTTTGATATTTTTCACCAAAAAGATATTCTATTACTTGAGGTAAATCAGTTCCTGGGTCTGTTACTTTTTCTGTTTTAAGAACAAAAGCACATTTTTTAGCTTTATCCTCAGGTAATGAGTCTAAAAATGATCTAAAAGCTATTAAAGTATCGGGTATTTGTTTTCTTCTTATATTCCTAGAATTAAAATACATAGTAAAATCAAATTCTTTATCTTTAAAGAAAGCCGACTTAAATTCATTTAATTCACTATCTGAATCATCTACTGGTTTAAATATATTTGGGTCCTTACCATGAGGTACGTATTTAAATAATCTTCTACTATTATCTACTTCATCTAAAACTAATTTATTAATATTAACAGTTTGTTTAGATATACCCATTAATAAATCACAAGCTTCATAGTATGGTTTATTATACATTGGTGCAGGATAATCATCCCAAATATTTAAATATAATATAGGAATATTTTTTCTAATTTCCTGTTCCATATTCCATATATGCATAAAATATCTTGGATCAGTAATTAAAAATAAGGCATCCGGTTGTTCTATTTGAATAATTTGTCTAATAGTATTAGGATCACCATATCCATTGGTAGGGTAAAGAATAACAGAAGAATCAGTTAAACCACTAAATTTATTAGTATCCGCACTAATATCTAATTTTTTACCTATTTCTGGATGTTTAATTGCTCCAGCCATCTGCACCCAATTAAAATGTTGAGCAGTATGTATTACAATTTCTTTAGCTACTGTGGCTACACCAGAATGTACTCTAATATCATCACAAATTAAAAGAATTTTTTTTCTTTTATCTGGTGGTAAGTACTTGAAATGTTTGTTTTCCATTTATAATTCGAGGTTAGTTTGATTAGTAATTTGTTTACGAAAATCATCATCTGTAAGATACAAAAACAAAGCTCTATCAGCAAGTTTTTGGAATGAAAATTTCCTTTTTACACACTCAATCTTAAAATTCTCGAATAAATCGCTTTTAACTTTGACACTAGTTAGTGTCATTGGTTTTTTATTTGTCATAATCTTAATTTATTAAAACGTTTATTATACATATATAAGTATTTATAAAAATCGCCATCTTATTCACAATACCCACAAGTACAGGGGTAATTTTGTTCTTTAATTTTTCCTTGGGAATTAAACACGTGAGACATAAAATCATTAACGTATCTAGTTGCCCTACCTAATTTAATTTTACCACTTGGGGGTGAAAATTCTTGTATTCTTGTTTGTGCCCAGTCACAATTTTCATATAATTTTCTTTTTACTATAAAAAATTTAATATTAATTTTATCTAAAGGTATGTTATATAATTCCGAAAAATATTTTTTATATAATATAAGTTGGAACTGTTTATCCTCATTTTTCTTCATTTTATCATGCCATCCTCTAGTACTTGTTTTTATATCTATAATAGTAAAAGTATCACTACGTTCATGATATAAAACTACATCTAACATTCCTTTAAATAATAAATTATTTAACATTTTATTAGGTGTATTAATTATAGGTAATTCAATACCAACTAAATAAGTACCTCTTTTAGAAAAATATCCACCTATTTTTTTCTTGAAAAACTTTAATATTTCAACTCCATCCTCAAAAAATTCTCTCATTTCAACAGCATCAGAAAAATGAACCTCATTATTTTGTTTATACTGTTTTTGATAAGATTCAATAAATACCTCCTGGAATTTATCTATCAGTTCTAATCTATCAGCCGCAGCTCTAGATTGTTCATAAAAAACAGTTAGATATTCCTGAATTACTTCATGAATGGCAATACCAAAAACTAGATATATAGAAACATCTCTTTGACTAATCTTATCTTTATAATGTAATGCCCATTTTCTTTGACATTGTTTAAACATTGATATCTGAGAATAAGAAATATTCTTTTGATATGAATAATCAATTTCATGAGGAGGGTTATTTTGAATCTCCTTAACTATTTTAGGTATTTTTTTAGCCAAATTTTATTTTTTCCATTTATCACGTCCTACTAATAAGCCAATAATTCCATAATTAGCAATATCAATAAACGTGTCTTCCATTCCTTCTCCTCTAACATAGTTTTTACCATTAATAAGAAGATTTTTTAATCTAGAAATTTTGTCTGTAAGTCTAATGCATAAACCAGTAAGTGAGAATTTTTTATCAGCTTCCGATTTTAAATCTCCACCTAAGGCAATATTATTTAAACCATAATCCATATGTTTAGCTGCAAACATTTGATACATTTCAGTACCTATTCGTTTATACTCCTCAGCTAATTCAGGATATTCAGTTTCAAATACTTCTACTACACCTAAACCATCTATGGTTTCTTCAGATTTAACTAATTGGTCAAATTCTTCTTCACTAATTAGTTCTTCATATTTTTTTCTACTATCACCCATTAACTTGTTCCTTATTGTTAAAATATTTTTCTAATACTTCTAATCTTTCATCCGCTGATGCTAATAATCTAAGGGCTTCATTACAATTATCCCAATAATCCTTAGTTGAATGGTCTCCAATACCAGCTGGGTGGTTAGTTAATAATTGAATACTTGCTAGGGCTTTATTTTTATCTGCCTCAGCTTCTGATTTTAAAAATTTGTATACTTGTGTGTTCATAATTTAGTTTTAACGGTTATCAATATATATAATTACTTGGTTATAATAATCTAAAAACATATCTCTCCAAAGATTATCTGTAATATCAAACATGTCTATAGAATATATTTTGAATTTAGGGAATAATCTTAAATAAGTTTCCCTAAATATTTTAAATTGTTCTTTTTCTTTTGGGGTTTGACAATGCCATTCACCTACTATTTTTTTAACATTTTCTTTAATCCACCAAATATTAGTGTTATTAAAAATTGAATATTCACCTCCTTCACAATCTGTTTTTAAAAAATCAATTTTATCTACATTAGCATTTTTAACAATATCCATAAAGGTTAATGTAGGAAGTGTTATATTAGTAGCTTCTCCATCTGCTCCAAACGCTAGTAAATTTTCCTCTCCGCTTATACTTCCAATCCCACATTTAAATACTTCACAATCTAAATTAGTTGATTGACAGTTCCTAACAAGAGCGCCTATCATACTTTCACTTGGTTCAATACAAATTACTTTTGAAGGTTCTTGATCTTTAATTTGCCAAACAAAGGGGCCTATACTAGCCCCAAAATCAAACACAATATCTCCTTTATCTACTTTAAAATCTACTTGATATTGTCCTCCTTTATATTCAGTAAATTCTTTAACAAGTTCTTCCCTAAACCATCCTTTAGTAATACCCCAGTCAAAACCCTCTAGTACGTCACTATTTTTATCTAATTTTAACTTACTTTTTTTCACTTCAATAATTTAGTAATTTCCTTCTTGTCAAATCCCATACCCTTCAATATACTAAGAATAGTATCATTATCCAAAATATTTAAATATTCTCTAATTTCAGATTTAGAGCATTCCCAATGTTCAGATAAATAAGATAGTAATTCATTATTAGGTTGTTTTGTACTTGATTTAATATATTTATTCCATTTATTGTTTTTTGGAATATATTCTTTATATATTTGATATATAGCTTTTTTTTCCTGTGGTGGGTAGCTCTGAACGAAATTTACTATTTCAAGAAAATCCCTATTCATAGATAAAAACCTATGAACCATATAGCTATTCCAAACTTCCCAATCTTTATCTTTAAAAGAATCAACAGGGGATTTTGTAATGTTTATCTCCTTTAACCAATCAAAGATGTTTCTCATTAGGCTATTTCGTCCTTCAATTCATCTCTTAAATCCGCAGGTACTGATCCTTTTAATATCTTATTAGTTTTTGGATCATAAAATACTGGAATTGGTAGTAGTGCATCTTCATCAGTACCTGTTATAAATTTGGATACTGTTCTTAAAATTACACCTTGTTGAAATACGCTTCCTCCCTTGGAATTTTTAATACCCGTAGTATTTTTTAAATCTATTGGAGGACCAGCTTGTTGTTGTTGATTATTCATTTATTTATTATTTATTATTTGTGAAATTAAACTCATTGCATTTATTTCCTTATCAATACGGAAATTAGCTCTATATTGTTGTTCATTAACCAATATAGCTATTGTACCCTCCCTTTCTGGGAGGTATTCAGATGCTCTTTCATATAAAGCTCTAAATAATTCATCAAAATCATCTACATTAGCATCAGCTATAATTTGACGAATTTCTTTAAATTTATTACTATCAAACGTAGGATTCCATTTAGCTGCTAATGCCTCAATAACTTTATCTATATAATTAGATGATACTAATATTGATTTATCTAATTTTAATACATTATCCTGTGTAGATAACTGTATTATATTAATACACTTACGTAAATCAGGATAATATTGATTAACTAAAGGAACTAAATCTTTTAAAGAATGGCTTATTTTTTCTTGATTACAAATCCAATTTAAATGTTTAGCAACTTCTTTTTTAGTTGGAGGTACAATTTTAAGTACTTGACATCTAGATTGTAGAGGATCTATAATACGTTCTACATAATTACAAGTTAGAATAAATCTAGTTGTACGTGAAAATGTTTCAATTATGTTTCTAAGAGATGCCTGAGCTTGTATTGTAAGAAAATCCGCTTCATCTAAAATAACTACTTTTAGGGGAGCAAAGGATGCTACACTAGCAAAACTTTGAACCTTATCTCTAATAGTTTCAATACCACGTTCATCAGAAGCATTAATATAAAGAGCATCACAGTCTAAATTTTTAGTAATTAATTTAGCTAATGTAGTTTTTCCAGTACCAGCTGGTCCATAGAATATTAGATTTTGAATATCATTTTGGTCTAAGTACTTAGAAATAGATTTTTTGATATTTTCATTACCAACATAATTTTCTAATTTAATTGGTCTATATTTTTCTACTAATAAACTATGCTCCGTATTCGCCATAAATTGAATATGTTTTTTCTGGTTCTGGTATTACTTCCGTTTCTTTAGAATCAATGGCATATAAATTACTTTTAAGAGGTTCCAATCTATAATTACCTTTAAATCCTGTTTTAATCATATAAGCTTCTAATGTGTCAGTTAATGATTTATGTACAGGACCATCTGGTTCATTTGCAACTAATCTCCATTTATCTCCAGGGGGTACTCTTCTAGCAATTAATATGTTTTTTTCTTCAATTTTTGTCTTAGCCATAATATACGAAAAATTTTTACATCATCCCCATCATTGATGGATCTATTTGTGGTTTATTTTCTTTTTCTTCCGGTTCATTAACTACTGAACATTCAGTAAGTAAAACTGTCCCAGCTACTGAAGCTGCATTTTGAAGTGCTGTTCTAGCAACTTTAGTTGGATCAATAATTCCTGCTTCTTTTAAATCAACTAATTTATTATTTTTAATATCATATCCTAACCAACCATCATTATCTGAGTTAATCATTCCATCCGCTATAATTTTTCCACTAACTTCTTCGTGGCCGGCATTAACTAAAATTTGGTTAAATGGTTTAGCACAAGCTTGAATTACAATTCTAGCTCCAGTTGTTTTCCCTTCCAAACCTGAGGATGCATATAATAATGCGCATCCACCACCTGGTACTATGCCTTCTTCAATAGCTGCCTTTGTAGCATGTAATGCATCATCAACTCTATCTTTCTTTTCCTTCATCTCGGTTTCAGTATTACCTCCAACATGAATAATAGCAACACCACCTACAAATTTAGCTAATCTTTCTTGTAATTTTTCAATTTCGAAAGGTGTTTCTGCTTTATCAATTTGTTTTTGAAGTTCCTCTATTCTTCTTTCTATATCCTCGACTTTACCTTTTCCATCAACTATAGTTGTTTTTTCTTTTTCTACTGTAACTGTTCTAGCTTCACCAAACCAATCCCAACTAAATTTATCTAACTTCATTCCTTTTTGCTTGTCAAATACTTTAGCTCCAGTTGTAATAGCAATATCTTCTAAAACTAATTTTCTCCTATCTCCAAAATCAGGAGCTTTAACAGCACAAACATTCATAGTACCTCTCATTTTATTAACAATAAGAGTAGCTAGTGCTTCATTATCTATATCTTCAGCAATAATTAACAAAGATTTAGCTTGAGCTGACACAGCTTCTAATATTGGCAATAATTCTTTTACCTGAGTTATTTTTTGGTCAGCAATAAGAATGTGGGGGTTTTCTAATGTAGAAGTCATATTACTATTATTAGTAACAAAATAAGGTGATTTATACCCTCTCTCAAACTGTAACCCTTCAACAGTCTCTAAATACGTTTCACCTGTACGAGATTCTTCTATATGAACAACCCCCTCCATTCCAACTTTATCTATTGCTGTTGCAATCAATTTTCCAACCTCTTTATCATTATTTGATGAAATTGTTGCAATTTGTTCTAATTGATCTTCTCCAGAAATTTCTTCTGATATATTCTTTTTTAAAGTATTTACTACTTTAGTAACAGTATCATCTATATCTCTTTTAATTTGAACTGCATTTTCACCATTATTAAGGGCATTTAACCCAGCTTTAACCATTTCCCTAGCTAATAAAGTAGATGTAGTAGTACCATCACCTGCTTTTTCTGCAGTTTTAATTGCTGCTTGTTTTACTAATTGAACACCTAATTCCTGCTCAGGGTCTTTTAAAGTAATAGATTTAGCAACTGTAACCCCATCCTTAGTAGATTGAGGTACTCCTTGATCATTAGCTATAACAACATTTCTACCATTAGGTCCTAAAGTTGATACTACTGCATCAGCTAAAGTATCAATACCTTTAACTATATTATTTCTAGCTGATGTTCCAAATTGTACTTTTTTATTCATTTGATATATTTTTTAAATCATTAATTTCTTCTTCACTTATATTTTCTAATGTTTCAGTTAAAGCATCATTAAAACTATTAGGTTTGTTAACTTTAGCTAAAACTTGGTTTTCTGGGCCTACATAATATTCTTCACCATCATAAGGTAATTTTGTAAATCCCATAGTGGGAAGTACTACTTTATCACCCACTTTTAATACTGTTGGTATAAATTCTCCGCTAATAGTAGGTTTACCAGGACCTACAGCTACAACTTCACCAAATTCATTTTTTTCTTTACCTAAATCTGGTACAATAATATTACCATATGTAGTCTCTTCTGATTCATATGGTTTAACTATGACTGCGTCAAATAATGCTTCTAATTCCATCTGTGTATTCTTTTATATTATTTCTTATATTTTTAAATTGCGTTAAAAAACCATTTAAATCTAGTTTTTTCTTAACATGTAATTGTTCATCACATACCCACTTTAATGCTTGGTCAAATCTAGCATGAAAGGAAATAGATTTAGAATATGTTTTACTTTTACCCTTAGATCTAAAATGATCCTTATCAGATTCAACTTTAATATTAACAGTATAGCAGTGATCATCCTTAGTTATAAAATAAGGATCTAAACTTTTATCTGTAATTGTTGTTATTGATTTTGCTTTTCTAGCCATATAACTTTTTTATTTGTTGTACCATCAATATACGTAAAAAACATTGCTAGGACACGTTTTTTTAGTAAAACTATTACTTAATTTTAATAGATTTTGGTTTAGCTTCTTCAGCTAAAGGTATAAAAATTTCTAATAAACCATTTGCTAAAGTAGCATCAATATTACCTAAATCAAATTTAGGTGCTATTTTATACCTTAAATCAAATGATTTTTTAGATAAACCATTATGAATTATTCCTGGATGGAGTTCTTCTTTTTCTGGTTTGGTGTAACTAATTTTTAAAGTATCCCCTTCAATATCTAAGACTACGTCTTTTTTAGTAAGACCAGTACAAGCTACTTCAAAATGAAGTCCTGTATCGTCATAGAAAATATTAAGTGGATGTGGTTGTTTGAAATTTCCAACAGGTTGAAATGTGCTGTCAGATTTAAAGTGATTCCTAAAAAGGATGTCGAAAGGACTTATATGCCTTTCAAAGATTTCTAATGTACTCATATCATTTTATTTTATGGGGCCGAAGCTCCCGGTTAATTAATTTTAAAACATAACACGTGCCCTAGCTACAATGTTTTGTTTATTATACATATGTGAACTATTCGTTTCTCGCAACAAAGTATTCACTTTTTATATCCTCGGAGTTAAAATTTAATTTCAACATTCCGATTTTTGATAATTTTAAAGTGCCATTTTCTTGATCTTTATTGGCATTTAAAATATCTTTAAATATATCAGAATCAAATGGAATCGATATATCATTTTCTTTTATTTTACCATTCATTTGGTAAGTAATCTTATTAGAAAATCCAGTACTATCACCAAATATAAATTCACAAACTAAATTCCCATCTATATCAGTAGTAGAATTTATTAACATATTATTAACATCTGATAGTGCATTTTTTGCTTTAATTAGATGATCTACATCTTCTGGGGATAGATCTAATTCAATATCAAATCCCTCATCTGGGTCTTCGTAATATGTGTTTTTACCTAATATTAATATGTCTGCAAGTGAATAGGTTAAATCAAAATTGGAATCAGCAATATTAATTTTAGTATATACTTCTTTTAATTTTTCTAGTGACAAAACTAAATCACCATTAGTAATAGAAATTAGTTTATTTAATTTATTAGTATCAAATACTCCTAATTCGGAATCCTCTAACGGAAAATTATTCAATACTACTTTACATACTCTTCCAGCTTCACCTGCATATACAGTTAATGTATTATCTTTGATTCTCCATTTTACTTGATTATTTAAACCATTTAAATAATACTTGGATACAGCACTTGTTAATAGATTTTTACTAATCATAACGGTAATATACGAAATTTTTTTTAGATTTCAAAGGAACTTAATGCATTTAGATGAGGATTTAAATCTAGTGACCAACCTAAATCACTAAAAAATCCTTCTAATTTATTTAATAATATTGAATCAAATATTTTTTGCCTATCTGCGTAGGTATCTAAAAATGATTTAATTTTATCTGGCATGTCGTAATCAAAAAAAGCTAATGCCTCTATTTTATATGGGTTATCTTTTAAATAAACCCATTTAACTTTATCAGCCATAGTTATTAAATTATGCTTTTTATTTAATTGCCATAACTTTAATAAATCATTGTATCTAATAGCCGCTCTTACAGGTGCGGGAGCTCCTTTAAGTATTTCAGTAAACATTTCACCAGCCCTAGCTTTAGCTCCTTCATATTTTTGTAATTTTTTTACTGATGTAGGATTACCTAATTTGGCTAAAGGTATTTCCCCACTAATTATTTGTTTTTTAAATACTTTAATTTGATCTAATATTTCTTTATGTGTAATTCCCTTTAGTACTTGTTGTAATATATCATTAAAAAATTCACCTAATATAGGAGGGAAATTAGCTTTCATAAACTCTAAACCCTTTACATCTAAAGTTTCTTTTTCAATACCTTCTTGTTTTGTAATCCATTGAGCATAACGTCTAGTTGCTCTAAAATAAGCTGAACGTATAACACATTCAGTTTTCATTTCAAGTCTATGATTTTTAATATTAAAAGTTTCTAGGGCTAGTCTATTATAATCTTCTGTTATAATATCTTGGTATGCTAAGGCTACTTTTTCCAATTTATTATCTTTTTCCTTATCTGATAAACTTTCAAAGTTAGGAAATAAATGCAAAAGTATAGGCTCAGCGTTAAAATAGTTTGAATCCGTGTCCACATAAGCACAATAATTATTATCGTCTTTATTACAAATAAACCAAGGTGTTTCTTCTAAATGCTTCATTAAAATTTTCCACTTTCACCCGGGATCTGAATTATGCCACTATCTTTAGTGTTATCAGATCTAGTTCTAGCATCTTGTTTTAAACTTATACTAAAATGTACGTTATTTACTTTAAACTTCCCACCCTGTTTTAACATTTTTCTAAAAAATCTTTCTTGGGTTTCAGTCCAAAGTTGACTCATAGTTATTAACTCTTCTTTACTTATAGGTTCATTATTAGCTAAAATAAGCATATTTTTTCTTATTGACTGAGGTTTTAAAGGCATATTAATTATTTTTTATAGCTAAACAAGATACATTATTTTCAAAATCTAAAGTAAATCCCTTATCTTTTAAATATTTTTTTATGTCATCTAGTTCATTTGTTAATAAGTTTTCCCATTCAAAGATAATAAAATCGGGCAAATAATTAAGACTTTTAATTAAAATGTGATCATATCCTTCAACATCTAAATGAAGCCAATCAACTGATTCATTGACTAAGTCATTTATGTTAGTAGAAGGATAAATAGTATCTTTAATAGGTTCTGTTTCTTGTTTTTTGGGTACTCTTTTAACTATAGAGTTAGTATAACCTCTTCCACCTTCCCAATATTTAGTAGGTTTACCATCTTTAGTTACTAATAAATTAAGTAAAGTAACATTGTTTTTATTACTATAATTTTGTTCTAATTCTAAAAATTGTTTATTAGAGGCCTCAACTAAAATAGCATCAGTATGATCTGATACAACAGAAGGTACCCATTCTCCAAATTCACCATTATGTGTACCTATAGCAACACCTTTAGGTCTTTTATCTTTTTTTAAATTTAATAAATAATAAAAAAACTTTTTATATAAATTGGATCCATTTTCTTGTACGCTCCAAGCTCTTTGCCAAAGTAAATTATCAAATCTATCAAAAATAAGAGTACTAAAAATTTCAGTATTAGGAAATTTAGCCCAACAATTTGAATTTAATTCATTTGTTTGCCAAATTACTTTATTAGAAATAGGATTAACTATTTTAGCTGTCAAGGGAGCATTAACGTAACTAGGAAGTTCTTCCGTTTTAATTTCTATTTCATTATTTTTATATTCTATCGAAATCATCTTCTAATCTAACAATATCATCTTCTCCAAAATAAGTTCCTGTTTGTACTTCAATAAACACTATATCTTCATCGGTTTCATTCCAAGCCCTATGTTTAGCTCCTAAAGGTATGTGAATAGATTCTCCAGGCCCTCTAAATACTTTTTCATCATCTAAAACTATAGTTAAATTACCTTTAACTACAATCCATTGTTCTCTACGTTTGTTATGATATTGATAAGATAATCTTTTATTTGGTTTAACTCTAATTCTTTTAACTTTAACTTTATCATCATCTAGTAATATTTCATATTCACCCCAGGGCCTTTCTTGTTCTGGATCTGGTAATGATTTCCACCATGTATCTAACATTGTCATAATTCTAATTTTACTTCGTTTCTAATTACTTTATTCATATGCTTATTAGCACATAAGGCAGATTCTTGAATTATCCTATGCCCTGTTAATGTAATTGCCTCACTTAATATAGATAAGCTCATACCATACCTAAATGAAGGTAATGCAGTAGCTCCATATAAACTATTAAGTAAAATTTTCATTGTATATTGCATTAGATAATAATACTCTCCTTTTGTTTTATCTCCAGCTTTATATGCTAATTTCATTTTATTTTTATAATCTACTCTTTCATCAAACCATTTATTAAGTACTGTAGATAAAGTAGATTCTTTTTTAGTATCAAAAATACACCCATTTGCTGATATAGAATAATTTCCGTCTTCTATTATTTTTATTAGTCTTCCTAATTCTACATTAGTTTGAATGCCCTTGTTATTTTCCATTAATACTTTGCTTTTAGGATCTTTTGATTTTAAATCATTAAGTCCTAACCTATTATTCCTATCATCAGAATCTATTATTCTACCTTGAAACGTTTCCTTACCTATATTTAAGGACATTATAATTGATGGATATAGTGAAGTTAAATCCTCGTCAAACATGTATTTATATAATCCCGCTTTTGGGCAGAATAAATAACCACCAGCATATCCTTTTTTACTTTTAGGATTTGGATCTCTAGGTGGAGGTATAATTCCCTGATGTAGTAAATAAGCTGATATAGCTCCATCTTGGGTGATACTATTAGAATAAACCTCACTATAATTATGATTGCCTTTATGAGATAAATTTTTAGTTAAAGCTATATATTGAAGTTTTTCATCTAATAATTTTAATATTTCAACATCACGAAAGTTATATTGGATAAATTTTTGTATATCAGTTTCAAATAATTGATCTAAATTTCCCTCATATTCTACTTTACCTATACCTGTGTATTTTTCTCCTATAGCATCTAATTTCCAACTAGGTTCATCTTTCCAACTATATTTTTTATGTAATCTCATATAGTCTAAAGATTCAACTCCTATAATTTCTACAAATTGGTTACGTTTAAAAAAATACTGATTTCCTTTTTTGGCATTTACTTTACTTATTGGTGATAACTCATTAGCAAATTCATCTCCTAGTACATTACACATTCTATAATATAAATAAGGTATATCAAAAAAATCACTATTATATCCAATTAAAATATCAGGATCAATATTTCTAAATTGTTCTAAAAAATTAGCTAATAAATTTTGTTCTGTAGGACAGGGTATAATTTCTTTATTTTTAGCTTTAGTATGTTTTAACTCATCTTTTTTATCTAAAACTAAAATAACCCATTTATCTGGCGTTTTGTCCCAGTATGCTATAGAAGTGATAGGCATAGGTGCCCTTTCAATATATTCTTCTGTTAATGCTCCTCCAATTTCACACTCAATATCAAAAAATAATTCTCTATGTCCTGTAGAAGGTGTGTCATCAGTACCATATCTTTCAACAAGATATTTTTGATGAGGTTTCATATCATGGAAGTGTAAATTAGGAGTATTTTTATCCCATTTATATATTTCCTTTAAATGTTCACCTCCTAAACCTTGATAAGATCCTTCTTCCTTAGAACATTCTTGATATGCAGTATTATGCCATTCGATTTCATCATAGCCACCTTCGTCCCATAAATGAATCTTATATTTATTATTACCTAATCTAGTAGCATAACATTTTTTATACATTAAAAGAACTGTTTTAAATTAGGTTTAAAGTAATTAATTGATTTCATAACTTTTCTATCCCTAGTTCTATAAACTACATATCTATTTCCTACCTTCTCGTAGTGACATGGCTCAGCTTGTTCTTTAGAGCGGAGGGTGACAGTTTCCATGGCTTCTTCTTCAGTGACGCAAGACTTAGACATATTGCTTGCTTGTACTTCTTGATAGGCTGGCCATATCTTATCTTTAAGGCCATGTAACATAACCCCGTTCCCAAGGGAAACATAAGTAATATCACACAAAGCATCCAAAACTTCCACGATGTCTCCGTTTTCGCAAGCTTGTCTATATTCTTCCAATTCTTCAAGTACAAAGTCGTATACGAATTGCCATTCCTTCTTTTCTGGTATCGTCGGTTCATAATTGTTTGGTTTATTAAATGTATCATTAAACTGTTCAACTTCGTTGACAAATGGTACATCTTGTTTCTTTTTTACAAATCCAAATGTTTTACTCATTATTACTCATTTTTTTCCACCAAGATGTTTTGGCTCCACTTGGCATAGTTAGACCACCAATATAATTAGAATCTCTTAAATGCTCAACCTTTTTTAAATAATCAGGTATAGCTTCCGAATCTTCTCTTTCCCATGGATATACAATCCATTGATCACCTACTTCTTTAGCATATATGCAGTCTTTAAATTTTGATGTAGGTTTATTATGTAATACAGCCCAATAAGCACCAGGTGCCTTACTTAAAGTATGCCCGGTATCATTAATATCATCAACTACTAAAGTATTTTTACCTGGGTGTAAAACAAAAGGTAAATTTAATTCATGTGAAATTAATACTGCGGGGATTAAACCACCTCTAGGTAACCCCATTACTGAATCTATATTTGGATAATCCATAAAGATTTTATAACATAGTATTCTAACACATTCATGTATTTCAGACCATTCTAAATATACTTTTTTATCCATTTATGATATATGAATTAAACTTGACCATGTTTCATGAGAAACATCTCCACAAAACTTACTATTTGGAGCTAATATAACTGATATAGCATCATGTGAATGTAATGATTCTTGATGTGAACATATTACTCTAAAATCTTTTATTCTTTTATCTGCAATTAATTGTTCATATAATAATCTAGCTGCATCCTCTACAAATTTAAGATATGAACCATTTAACTCAGCAAATGCCATTTCATCTTCCCTTTTAACTACAACTTGAGTTTCAGTATTAAGAGCTTTATCACACATTTCTTGTAATTCTTCTATCCAAACCATTTCATCAAACTCAATAGATACTCTTGCTACTGATCTTTGAGAATGAGATACTGTTGCTTTGTTTCTATATTTTCTAGCATATTCAGCTAATTCATAAGAACAAGGACAAGCTGATGAATAAACAAAATCAAAATGCATATATTTTTTTAATTCACCTTCTTTATTTAAATCACCTTCTAAAGTAACATTATAATACTGATACCCCTCATTATCTGATCTTAGTGATTTTTTAATAATAGGATATGAAAATTTAAGTGCTATTTTAGAATCAAATGTTTTTAATTTATCTTGGTATGCAGATAATATTTCTGGTAGTTTATCAATACTAAAAGTATGGTTTTTAAACTCATAAAATGACCTCATAATACGAGACATATTAATACCCTTTTTATGTGCCTCTAAAGATACGGTACCTGTTACTTTAGTTTCTAATTCTATGTTACCATTATCTCTTGTACTATACTTTAGTGGTAATCTAAAATTATGAATACCTACTTGTTGAATTTCAACAGGTGAGCCTTGAATTAATGATGATGGGCCATTTTGTAAATCAGGAAATGTTTCAATATCCTCTTTAGTGGCAACATAATCTGAATCATAATCTCTATTGGGTTCGTAATATTTTTTAGAATGTTCATTTGGTTCTGGTTCTTTGTAGGAATCTACATCTCCTACCCACTCATATTTTTTTTCAAATTTACTCATTTATATTATTTTTTATTATCTGTAACATAACCAAGTGGTTATAATATACTTATCGTTTGAAATTGGCATATGGCCTTTATGAATATAAGGCCAACTAGCAGGATGCATAACTAAAGTTCCGGCTTTTGGTTTTACTTTAAAGAAATCATCTTCACCTTCTTCTTTAAATAGGAAAGACGTTTCACCTCCCTCTTCAACATCATTTAAATAAAGGATAAAAACTAAATATCTACTCATTGTACCAGCATCCTGTTTTTCTAAATGCCACCCATTAAAATGACCATGGTTTTTATCATATTTTTGGATTTGGAGTAGTGGATAAAATGTTTTATCATCTATTGTTTGTCTATGAGTATAATGCTCATTGTAAGGAAAATTATCAAACCAATCAACATTTGCTTTATTAAAAGCATTAGCAACTAAATTAATATAAAAGTTGTTTTCATCCTGATGGTTTAATAAATTGTAATCCGTTGAAACTTTAGCGGAAGATTTTCCTCCCAAAGTTTCACCACCGTATGTTAATCCTCTACTACGGTAGTCTTCAAATAAATCAATTATACTTTTACATTCACTATTACTAAGAACATTAGGCATAACTGCTATAGTATCACTAAATTTCATAATTTTTAATTTTTAATTTATTCTTTTTCTAAATAACTTTTTAGTTTGTCTATTAGGACTAAAACTTCATCTGGTTCCATTGTTATGGCACAACAAACCCCAACATTTTCCTCAATTTCTTCTAAAATTTCTAATGCTTCTTCCCTAGACACAACGTTCAGTATTAAACGCCATAATATGAGAACGACCTGTATATCTCCATCCTCTATCTCTAACGAAATTCATAACTGGTCCATAAGATTCCATTAATGATTCTCTATCATCACCTGCTGGCATAGCCCAAACTTTATGATCTGGGATATTACATTCTTTTAGGAATTCTTCTACTTCACCTACCATAGATAATTCTTTATCTAATACAGGTTTAATGTGATAATCATCATGATATTCAATAGATTGTTTAATGGCTTCAACATTACATCTTTTTGAATTATGTTTTTTAACCATTTTTTCATCTACAACAGCACCTTGGGGAGTTATAGCTCCCACCACTGGAATACTGTTGCTAAACTTAGGACTAATAGATAGCAAATTAATAGGATAATCGGTAGGAAGAAAATGGGATCCTTCCGTTTCAATTGTAATAAAAATTTCTCTATCGTTCGCAAAATGTGTAAGTTCATTTACTAAAGCCGGATGCATTGTAGGAGAACCTCCTGTTAACATCATTTCCTTAATATGAGGATTTGCATCATACATGTCTATAATATCTTGGAAACAAAAAGTACCTTTTTCTGGATGAATACTTGTATACCAAGAATCACACCATCCACCTTCTCCAAAATAACACCTATGTGTGCATCCTGATGTTCTAACAACAATTGTAGGATAACCTTGTCTTGAACCTTCTGATTGTACCGCGGTGTAAAGTTCTAACACCCCTAGAGTCTTTTGATAGTCCTCTATTCTCTTTAATTGTTTGTGCATATTGTTAATTTTTTAAAGTGGTTTTTCATTCACTAATAACCTTTTACTCGCTGTAACAAGCTGCGTTTTTACCATGTTCCATAAACTTAACTTTAGTAACTCTAACCCTACCTTCAGTTTCAGTATTAACAAACTCATTAAGCTTATTATAAATATACTCAGCAAATTTTTCTGCACCAGTAGCTGGGATAACTCTTACTTGAGCTACACCTGCCTTATCCATTTCTTTAAATGCATTAATATATGGATCATCTTCTGCAACTATTAAAGTGTGATCAAACATATAATCCATCCACTCTTTAGGTGATTTACCATCAATTTGAGTTTTTGCTCTTTTCATTCCTCCAAAATCCCAAACCCAATTTCTTTCATCTAAACCTCCTTCAAAATAAACCTTAAATGAAATACCATAACCGTGGACATATTTACAGTGTGTAGTTTCTGCTTTCCATTGACGAAACACTGTACTAAATCCGTCAAATACTTTACTTGATTGAAATTTACCCATTATAAAAATTTAATATTTGTGCGTCTGGTTGATTACCAACTAAACGTCTTAATTCCTGACCATTTTGATCAACTAAAACTAAACTAGGAACACTTCTAACTCCATATTTCATAGACATTTCTCTATTTTGATCAATATCTATTTTTTTGTAGTTAATTTGTCCCTTTAATTTTTCCATTCTGGGTGCTAGTGCCTTACAAGGACCACACCATGCTGCTGTAAAATATAAAATTGTATTCATAATTAAACTAATTCTTCTATTATACCTATTGCTTCCGATAATATAAGAACCCCTACTGCAATAGGCACGGAATATAGCAGAAGTCCATAACCAGCAATTCTAATGCCGGATTTTATAAAACTTATTATTTGATGCCATTTTTGGTTTGGCATATATTCTAAATTTTCTCTATCTCTTTTTATACCATTAATATCTATCATAATTTTATATTTAAATAATTTTTGTATTTTTCAGTTCCTCTTTGTAAGTCATACTCAGGATACCAACCAGGTAGCCATTTATTTTTATCTGCCTTAGTATAAAATTGATACCAACTAGGTATTTTATCTTCAGTAGTATAAAATAATTTTACTGGTTTAATACCTATACCAACAACAAAATTTTCAAATGGACTAGAAACACCAGTACCAACATCATAAACACCAACAGGGGCATTTACAGCTGTTATATTAGCTTTAACTACATCCTCAATGTAAATAAAATCCCTTGTAGGTCCACCAGGAAATAAATAAACTTCACCTTTTTTATAAGCTTGATAAGCCATAGAAGCCATTTTACCTTTATGTTCTTCTCCAGGACCATAAACATTAAAATATCTTAGAGCTATAAAATCACCACCCTTAGCTATTCCATAATTTTCAGCTAACAATTTAGACCAACCATAAATGTTATTTGGTATTCCATTTCCACTTCCTTCATTAGCGGCCGAAGAAGAATAAATAATTTTTTTATTTAAATTATAAGCATGATCAACTAAAACTTTACTAAATTCATAATTATATAGTAACATTTTTTGACTATCCTTTAAAGTAGTATCTGATATTGCTCCAACATGAAAAATCATATCTGAGCTTTTTACTTTATTGTATAACACTTCTTTCCAATAAGGATCATC